TATCGTCAATCATTTTTTATATTTATCTAAAATGTTTACGCCAAAGCTACCCATGAATACAATTAGAATAGCATAAAGTATTTCAGTTGGAGCTGATTTTAAAATCTCAAAACCTTTAATCATATAAGGTTGTAACTGTGGAATAAAACAACAAGTAATAATTACACTAATAAAAATAGTAAGCCATTCATCTTTAAGAGATCTTTCACTAGCATCTACTTGAGCAATAGATACATCTTTCATTGCTTCAATTTCTGCAACTCTTTCTAATTTTTTAACTTCTAAATAATGATTGATTGAACCAATAGTCTTATCAGCTATTAATTCAAATACTGGGTTCTTAAAAAATGCTCCTATAATAGTCCACATATTAACTACATCTTATCATAAGGTTTGACAACTCTTCGCATCTGCTTGGTGTTTGTCTATACCATGCTGAGTTCATCATTTCTGCAGCAGCTCTTGTATAATCATATTCTTTTAAGGCTGCAAACATATTCTTAAACTTAGATACACCAGTCTTGCCTAATTGAAATACCATTTCAATAATCACTTCTCTAGCTAATGGTGCAACAGTATAACCTTTTAATAATTCTGTAGCATCTGATACAGCTTTGTTAAAGTCTTTATCAAATAAAGATTCTAATATATCTTTGTCATAGATAACACCTTCAACAAAATCATCATCCTCTGTTAAAAGATGTCCATAACCAATGGTAGCTTTACCTAATGAATCTAAATAAACCTTTGTTAAGAAACCTTCGTGTCGTTTAATTCTTGATTTAACATCTTCGTACATAATTACCTTTCGTTTATTTAATGACTATCTTACCATCTTCTCCTACATATACAATTCTAACATTCATTTCTTTTTGCATTTTAGATGGAGATCTATTGATACGATCATTATTCTTATTGCCATGATTAGTATTTGATTTTCTATATGACACAGTCTTAACGTCATAGTTGATATATTGTTTTGTCTTGGTGTTGTATGTAATAATATCTATTGGACCAACACCACCTAGTGCTGTGAATACAATTAGGTTTGGATCTTTTGCAAAGTGTGCTTGTGCTAATGCCTCTGAGACTAAACCCTTATCTGATTTCTTCATCAGGGTTTATTTGTTATTAACTTTTGAATTGAAATAAACCTGCGATTGCAGTTATGATAGTACCTAAGAATATAATAAAATAAATAACTCCCTTACCCTTATTCATATCACCACGTAGATCTTTAACATCTACCTTTAGCTCATCAATGGATTTGATTAGCTGCGTCATACGTTCTGCACAGAGTTTTTCATGTGAAGATAATCTGACTGATGTATTAGATACAGTATTTAGTTTCTTTTTCATACATCAATACCACTAATAGTATGTGTATAAAAAGTCAATTATAGATTGTAATGTGGATAATAAATAAAGGTGGCATTGCTGCCACCCTTACCTTATAGACTAATCTTCGTCTTCTTCGTCTATATCGTCTTCATCAGATATATAGTTATCTTCAGGATTTATCTTGAGTTCTAAGTCATCAAGTAAATCTTTGATCTGATCTATTATATCCTCTGCGGATTTAGGTTTTTTTGCCATGCAAACTCCTATAGTTGGTTTGGCAAAAGCGGAATAGAGTTAATTGATTAATAAGTAAATATAATTATTTTTTATAACTTATTGTTTTATAAATATAATTTATTTATTTTTTTAATAATGATCTGATAGATTCAATAGCAATATTGATTTGTTCTTTATAAACATAACCAACAAAGATCCCAGCTATTAAACCAATAATAAATATAGTCATATTATTTCCTATTTAGTTGATCAATCATTCTACCATGATATTCGGTAGAACCCAAGTGTGTAATTGGTGTAGCTAAATCAGTCCAGATCTCAAAGCCACATTCCTCAGCTAATCTACAAAAATAATAATCCTCAGATAAGAACCTATTAACACCATCTTTTTCTTTATAGATCCCAACAGGGAAGAAATCATAAGCATTATCTGATCCTTCTATTCCTGTTCTTAGATCTGGTTTGTATTTTAGATTAGGATTCTTATCCATAATCTTTGTAAAGACTTCACGTCTTATCATCATAAAACCTGTGGCACTTTCCTTTACCTTTGCAAAGCCATCTTTAAATTGAATGTTAGGATATAGATTGACATTAAACTGCAGTAGATAATCACGCATCAACTTCTCATTCATAGGTTTATTATCTTTGATACGATCTAGTAATTGCTGCCAATAAAAACCTTTAACAGGATAAGTGCAGGTAACAACATCACCATTAAAGTCTATTATTCTTTTAAGATTATCAATGTTAAATCCTATGTCAGCATCAATGAATAATAAGTGCGTACCATTAAAATCTTTATTATCTAAAAACTGTGTAACGAATTTATTTCTGGCACGATTGATTAAGGATTCAGTGGGTAAGGTTTCAATTCTAATATTATGTCCCTGATCGTTTAACCAACGTAATGTATTTAATAATGAATGGAATGTTAAGTTGCTAACATTACCTCCGAAACATGGAATACAAATTAGAATGTTCATCGTTGAATGAACAGTATTTATATTATGGCTTAACTGGAAACTCTACAGAATTAACTTGTTCTAATGTGGATAAACCTATTGTTATATCTCTAAGAGACTGCCTATAGTTAGACATATCATTAGATAAAGTATTATCAGATAGTGCTAGATAATCAGTATCAGCAAGTAATTTATTTCTTTTGGCTCTAAGATTAGCTAGTGCCATATCAAGCTCTACGATAGGTAATTGTGCTTTTATATCCGCAACAGGTATTGGTATAGTATTTTCCAACCATACAATAGAATTAACATCTTCATCAGTATATGTAAAAACTGCATTAGGATTAATTTTTATTATTGCTCTAAATATATTCATTATCCAGCTATCTCCATTAATGTTAAATAAGAAACACCACTCATTGAATCACCACCTCTACGATTAAAATAAGTTTGTTTAGATGCGTTTCTATTTCTTTGTTGTAATTTATAAGTAGTTGCAGACGTAGTCGCTGGACTATCTAAATAATGAATAGTTCCATTTTGTAATATCCATTGTAAATCATTATAAGTAGTCCCTGCAATTGCCCCAGCAGACCCATGTAAAAAAGAATTAGATTCAACACTTCCACCGCCACCAATTCTATTATATCCAGCACTACCAATATCTCTTGCTATAGCAATATAAAAATCATCACCACTTGCATTATATTCAGGCGATCCATAAGCACAATTTG